AAAGTCGTCAGCCGTTCGTGAAGAGCGTGAATTCAGATTGGAGACCGCTGAGTATGACGGACGCACGATCCGCGGTTACGCGGCGGTTTACGACAAGGACAGCGAATGGATGGGCGGATTCTACGAGCAAATAGAACGCGGAGCGTTCGACGATGTCATGAATGATGACACGAGAGCATATTTGAACCACGATGAAAACTATCTTCTCGGCAGAGTTTCTTCTGGAACGCTGAGAATATCAACAGACACAAAAGGACTCTACTATGAAGTAGATCTTCCAAATACGACATACGCGAATGATCTGATCGAACTCATGAAGCGTGGCGACATCAATCAGAGTTCCTTCGCTTTCTTGATTGAGAGCGATCGATGGGAACAGAGAGACGGCACGACCTATCGGATCATCGAAAAAGTTTCACGTCTTCTGGACGTTTCACCAGTTGCCCAGCCGGCTTACCCCGACGCGACGAGTGAACTCAAGAAGCGCGAAAGCGAGACAGAAGGAAAAGAAACAACATCGAAAGACACGTCTTCAAAAGACGCTTCTGACGATGCGACATCTTCAGACGAAGTCTCAAATCTTTATATCTATAAATTGAAAACCCTAAAATTCTAAACATGAAAAATGTGGAATTGCGCGGACAACGCGCAGAATTGATCAAAAATGCTTCAGCTATCGTGGAGACAGCTCAAGCAGAAGGTCGCTCTTTGACTTCTGAAGAAGTAGCAAAGTTCGACAAGATGGAAGCTGATGCACGTTCTATGAAAGAACAAATCGACGTGATCGAGCGTCAAGCGGACATGAAAAAAGAATTGGCCTCAATCGAAGGAGAGAAGCGTCAGTCAAAAAGTAAAGAGACTTCAAGCTCTGCCTTCAAGAAGTATCTTCGTCACGGAATCGGCGCATTGAACAGCGAAGAGCGTTCATTGATTCAGACTCGTGGAACTTCTGTTCAGATCGCGGGAACTGGTAACCTTGGTGGATTCTTAGTGCCTCAAGACTTCAGTGACGAGCTTGATGTTGCAACTGCTTTCACTGGTGAAGTAGAGCGATTGGCGAAAAAATTGAACACAGCTGGTGGCGGTCTTTTAGATTACCCAGCAGTGGACGACACAGCCACAGACGCTGTTCAAACCAGCGAGTCTGGTTCGTTGACGGTTGCTGACATGACTTTCTCGAACAAGCAGTTGAGCGCATACAACTTCAGCTCTCTTGTGAAAGTTTCTGCTCAGTTATTGCAAGACTCAGCGTTCAATCTCAACACATTCTTGGTTGAAGCTATGGGCGAAAGAATCGCGAGAGCTACAAACTCAGTGTTCACAAATGGAGATCCAACATTGCCAGTAGGAAGTCCGGTCGCTAAGCCTACCGGAATCATCACTGGAGCTTCAGCAGGACCCGCTGCCGCACTCGCTGGCGCAATCGCGGCAGATGACGTGTTGAATCTGATCTACTCGATCGATGCTTCGTACCGTAAGAAAGACACTTTCGGTCTCATGGCTCACGACAACGTGATCAGCGCAATCCGCGCCACTGGTATCGGTAGTGCAAACGACTTCCCGATCTTTATTCCGGGTATGGCCGCTGGTGAGCCAGATCGCGTATTTGGTGTGCCAATTTATGTGAACAATGACATGGAGTCTTCAATCGCTACTACGAACAAAGTTCTTTTGGCGGCTGACTTCAGCAAGTTTGTTGTCCGCAATGCTGGTGGCGTTCAAATGGTTCGTCTTGATGAGAGATTCGCTGACAACCTCGAGGTTGGCTTCGTAGCTTACAAGAGAGCCGATTCAATCGTGTTGAACTCAAATGCCGTGAAGACCATGGCGATGGCTTAATATGAAAGTGGTCTTCAAAAAGACTATCATCGGAGATACGTTCCGCTTCCGCGTAGGGCAGGAAGCGGAACTCTCTGACGATATGGCGACAGAGTTCTTGAATGCCGGTTTCTGCATTGTGATTGCAGAACCGCCAAAGCAAAGAGCGAAGAAAGCGGTCAAGAAATCGACAAAGAAAGAAACACGATAGGACATGGCGTTCGACATAGTAACAGCGGCAACGACAGAGCCGATCACATTAACTGAAGCGAAGAATTTTCTTCGTGTTGATCACACAGATGACGACACTCTGATCAGTGCATTGATCACAGCGTCACGACAGATGTGTGAAGAATACACGCGAAGAATTTTGGTCACGACGACCATCGACGAATTCTTTGATCAATTCCCGACGAACTCGTGGAATAATCTTCACAACATGATCTATCTTTCACGCGGCCCAGTTGCTTCGATCACGTCAGTCAAGTATGTCAATGAAATCGGCTCAGAGCTGACAATCGACTCTTCAAAGTATGTGACAGATCTGATCTCAGAGCCAGCACGAATTCAATCGACAGACGGTTGGTTCTCTCTCGCTGGTGTGATGAATCAAGTGATCGTCAGATATGTTGTTGGAAGCGATGTGTCATCAATTCCGAAACCGTTGATTCAAGGAATGATGTTGGTGATCTCTGATCTGTATGATCAGCGCGGCGATCGTGTAAAGAGACTACCAACAGCGAGTGAGTATTTGTGGAATCCTTATAGAGTATTCACGTTCTGATGATCACACAAGCCGGACAGCTCGATCGGAGAATTGAGTTCTATCGACAGAGTTCAGATGTTGACAATTTCGGTCAAGATGTTGGAGCTTTCACCTCAACTGGTATCAGTGTGTGGGCGAAAGTGATCGACAAGTCTGGCTCAGAGTCTGAAGAAAGCAATCAGATTGTGGCGGTCAGCAAGGTGAATTTTCTGATCAGATACAACAGCTCGATCTTGGAAACTTGGCGGATCTTATATCGCTCAAAGTATTACAGAATTGAAGCGATCATTGAAGATGAATCGAGAGATTCATTCATGAGAATTGAAACGAGAATCAGCGACTGATCATGGGCAGTATAACAAAGAGCAAGGCATTTATTGGTTTCGATGAAGACACTCTCATGAGAGAGTTCGAGAGAGCTTTTCAAGAGCTTGATAAGTTATCGAACAGCGTCAAGACGAAAGACATCAGACGCATTCAGAGAGCATCTTTGAAGCCAATGGTTCAGAAATTCAAAGACAACATCAAATCGGAATCTGACTTCACGGTCTACCGATACGGCGGTGTCTTTGCTGAGATCAAGAAAGGAACTCTTGAGAAGTCAATTGGGATCATCAACACGCCAGTCAGAAAGAAATCGACATTCAGCTCATTGGCTGTTGGAGCGCGAGTGAAAGGAGCGTTCAAAGATGTTGAAGATGGCGGTTGGTTTGCTCACTTCGTTGAATACGGATTCGTCAATAAACACGGGCAGTTCATCAAGAGCAAGGCGAATCATGGCTTCGCAGAAAAGGCCAAGAGAGGCTCTCTTGGACTTGTGAGAACGACATTCAAGAACAAGATGAAATCTTTTCTTGATCGACGAATCAAAAACTCAATGTCATGATTGGAGTCGTCATCAAGTCAAAGTTCACAACTGACAGCGATCTGAACTCTCTGTTTTCTGGACGTGTTTATCCTCTCGTGGGCAAACAGACAGCTCAGAGACCTCTTGCTGTTTATGAGATCGTGACAAACGACACAACACAAAGCAAAGATTCAGATTCACACATCGATGAAGTGAATGTCAGAATCACAACAATCTCAGAGAAATACTCCGACACTCAAAACGCGGTTTCATATATCAGAAGTGCGTTCGTGAGAATGAATGAAACGATTCAAGGAGTTGAAGTACAATCATGCACTTTTGACGGAGAGCGTGATTTGTTTAGTGACGACGAGAGAACATTCGCTTCCCAAGTGGATCTTGTTTTCAGAGTCGTAAAGAGTTAATTTTGAAATAATATAAAAAGAAGAAAAAATGCCAAGTACCAGCATTATGAACGCGACTGATGTCGTGATTCAGATCTCAGAAGACACTGGAACATCTTACGACATTATAGGAAGATGTACCTCTGCAAGTTTAAGCGTTTCTATGGAGACACGCGACACAACCACAAAAGACTCATCTGGATGGGCTGAGAAGCTCGAAGGATTGAAAGCGTGGTCACTATCCGGCGACGGACTTGTGACATACTCGATCACAGCTCCTTCTTCGGACTATGATTCACCGGACGCTTTGTTCACTTTGTTGTCAAACAGAACCAAAGTATTGGTGAAGTTTGGTTCTACAACAAGTGGAGAAATCGACTATACCGGCGAAGCATATTTGACCAGCTACGAGCAGGAAGCCGGAGTTGAAGACAATGCCACCTACAGCTTTTCCTTTGAAGGAACGGGTGTGTTGACTCAAGCTTCGATCTAATTTTTTGAGAGAAGAGCGTGATTTTTGTCGCGCTCTTCTTCAAATTACTTGATGAGTAAAAACACCCACCGCGTTTTAAAAACTAAGTACAAAAGACTACTATTTCGGTTATTTGATTTTTAATGGTAACATACTACAGAAACACGAAGTGCCGTTAAAACCGCTTAAAATAAGGAATAGACAACAATAAAAACAACATGGTAGTAATCATTGAAACTAACGAAAGAAAACACTCAGTCAGATTTGGATTCAACGCGCTCCGCGAATTTTCAAAAATGACTGGAATGACATTGAGTGAACTTGAGAATTTGGGCTCGGACATGACACTTGATCACGCGATCACTCTCATGTATTGTGGCTTCAAAGACGGCGCTCGAAAAGAGAAAGTGAACTTCAGATATTCAGTTGACGACATCGCTGATTGGATTGATGATGACGAGACACTGATTGAAAAAGTCTTCAAAGTATTCGAAGATCAATTCAACACAGAGTCCGGAAAAAAGAAGTAGGCCGACGCGAAAGTACCACGCACGAATCGAATTGGGATGATCTCGAAGCGTTCGCGTTCGGTCAGATAAGACTCACACCGGATGAGTTCTATGATCTCACGCCACGAGAGTGGATGAACTTAGTCATAGGATTCAACGAACGAGAGAACAGAAAAGAACAAAGTGAGTGGGAACGGATAAGATGGCAGACGACGATCTTATTGAATCCACACACGAAGAAGAGAATCAAAGCGAAAGATCTGATCGTTTTTCCTTGGGAACAAAAAGAGAAGAAACGACAGATCTGGACAAGAGGTGAAATTCTTCAAGTGATAAATGAAAGGAAAGAACGCGCAAAACTAAAAAATGGCCAATCTCTCAAGTCTTAACTTCAGACTGACGACAAACATCAAACCGTTCAAGACTGGTTTGACGAAAGCTGAAAGATCAATGGATCGATTCGGTCGAAAGATGCAACAAACCGGAAAGCATCTGACGACGAATTTGACAGCTCCTCTCGTGGCGATTGGCGCCGTTTCTTTTAATGTCTTCAAGAACTTTGAGGCAGAGATGTCGAAAGTTCAAGCCGTATCTGGTGCAACTGCTGAAGAGTTCAAAGCGTTATCAGATAACGCGAAAGAACTCGGAGCGTCAACAATGTTCTCAGCTCGTGAAGTTGCATCTCTTCAGACAGAGTTCGCCAAGTTAGGTTTCACAGCGACAGAGATCACGAAAGTCACAGAGTCAACTCTCGCACTTGCTCAAGCGTCTGGTTCAGATCTCGCAAGATCTGCCGAAGTTGCCGGTTCAACACTCAGAGCTTTTGGTCTTGATGCTTCAGAGACTGGTCGAGTGACTGATGTCATGGCGAAGTCGTTCTCGACTTCAGCTCTCGACATGGAACACTTCGCGAACTCGATGAAGTTCGTCGCTCCAGTGGCGAAGAGCGCAGGAATAAGCATCGAAGAAACTTCAGCGATGTTGGCCGTTCTCGCGAATGCCGGAATCAAAGGCTCTCAAGCCGGTACGTCACTGAGAAGAATCATCTCAGAAATCGGAGCTTCTGGAAAACCAACGTCTGAAGCTCTCAAAGATCTCGCATCTCAAGGATTGAATCTTGCTGACGCAAAAGATGAAGTCGGACGATCAGCTCAGTCCGCTCTTCTGATTCTTTCTGAAGGTGTTGATCAGATCAAACCGCTTCAGACTCAGTTCGAGAACTCAGCCGGTGCGGCCCAAGAAATGGCCGACATCATGGGCGACACAGCATTCGGAGCCTCGAAGCGTCTCGAATCAGCAATGGAAGGACTCGGAATATCGATCGGTGAGATCGTCGCTCAAGCTGTCGTTCCAATGATCGAGAACTTGGCCGCTCTCGCGAGTCGATTGAATAGAGCTTCACCGGCGACGAAGAAGTTTGTCGTCGTCATCGGAACACTCTTGGCTTCATTAGGACCTTTGCTCATGTTGACGGGCGGTGCGATCAGAAACTTCAAGTTTCTCAGAGTTGCAATGATCAGATCAACGACCGCGACGAAAGCGGCGGCGGCAGCCACGAAGATATTCAACACCGTTCTCAAATCCAACCCTATTGGTCTTGCCGTCACTGCGGTTGTGGCTCTTGCTTCAGCGTTCGCACTTCTGAACAGAAAGAAAGAAGACGCGATCAATACAGAGAAGAAGCTCTCTCAAGAAGCTGAAGAAGAGATCGCGAACAATCAAGTTCGTCTGACTCAAGCGAACAACTTGATCAACACGATCAACGATCAGAACATCTCAAGCGAACAGAGAAATCGTTTGATCAATAAATTGAACACAGAGTATCAAGATCTACTTCCGAATCTGATCGATGAGAAAGATTCAGTTGAAGACATCGCTGACGCTCAGAAAGAGATGAACAAACAGATGGCGAAAAAGATCGCCATGATCGCTCTTCAAGACGAGATCTCTCAAGCTACTGAGAAAGCGGTTGACGCTCAAAAGAACTACAACAGCACTCTCAAACTTGCTGATGAACTCGCGACGAAATCTCAGTCAGTATTCGGTCGAGTTCTATCAGTTGAAGAAGCTGGACGTTTGATGAACTCAACAAATGACATCACCGCAGAACAGCAACTTCTCGCGAGAGAGATCTTCAACACTGCCGGAATGTTGGGACTTCACAAGACACAGCTCGACATGTCGAATCAAGCTGTCGTTCAGCTCTCTCAGAATCTTGATGAACTCGGTGAAAGTTTATCAGATGGTCAAAACGGACTATCTGACAACTCAGACGGCACAGAAGAGTTGTCTCTCAAGCAACAGATGTTGGCGCATGACATCAAACGAGCGGGTGAAGAGATAGGGGATTTCATCATTTACGGAGAAGCATTGACCGGCGCACTCGAAGAAATTGAAGAAGAAGTTGAAGAGCTTGATGAACCTCTCGAAGATTTCGCTGGCAATCTCGAAAAGATTGAAGAGAGAAGAAATCGACTTCAGAACGGCATGTCACAACTCGGCTCAGTTTTCCAATCAGCGTTCGAGGCCGCTCTGAACAACAGCGAGAACTTCTTTGATGTGTTGAAGAAAGCGTTTCTCGATCTGACGAAAAGAATCGTGGCGACGATCGCGGCCGCTGTCGTTCTCGCGCTTATATTGAGCGCAGTATTTGGAGGCGCGGGTGGAGCCGGAGCGATGATCTTCAAAGGATTCGAAGGCGGATTCAAAGAGCTGACGGTCGGCATCGCAAGAGGCATGGGCGGGATTCCTTTTCTCGCTGAAGGTGGGATCGTCACAGGGCCCACTCTCGCAATGATCGGAGAAGGCGGAGAATCAGAAGCTGTGATTCCTCTCTCGAAGCTCTCAGAGATCAGTTCATCTCAAAGTCAAAACATCACCGTCAACGGTCGAATAAGCGGTCAAGATATTCTTCTCAGCTCAGAGAAAGCGAACAGAACACGAACAAGATTCAGAGGATTCTAAATTATGGCATTAAGACTTCAAAGTGAATTCAAGTCAAGCAATGACAAACAATATAAGATCGAGCTTTATCAAGTAGGATTCACCGGTGCTGTGACTTCTTTCAATCTCGCTGAAGACGGATTCTCTCTTGAGTATTCCGGCGAGACTGATGACATAGTGAGTCCGATCGTTTCTTCATCATGTACGATTCAAGCATACAACAACTCCAACCAGTTCGATCAGTACATTGACAAACTGATGAAGCGACAAGACGAGACTTTCTTCATGAAAGTTCTTCTTCATGACGGAAGCTCGTATCAGAACTATTGGTCTGGAGTCATTCTTCAAGATCTCGTCACTGAGCTTGATGAATCGAAGCCAAGAATTTTTGAGATCGTAGCTTCTGACGGAATCGGTTATCTCGCCAACAAGCTGTATGAATATGCTGACGACGTGACGATCGAGTCGTTCATTGAATCAACCGTCAACGCTCTTGATTTCGGTGAGATGTACACATCGACGGACACTTTTTACGCAACGACACTCAACGTCTGGGACATTGAAATGACCTACGATGCGGCCGTTGATCCTTCAACGCTGATCAAGTTTGACGCTTCAGTGTATGCGTCAAGAGAAGAAGACGGCACAAGAATTTACACGAACTATCTTGAAATTCTGAGAGAGCTGTGTGTGGCTTTTGGAGCGCGTTTCTATCAGAACGAAGGTGTCTTTCACTTTGAGCAATATCTCGAACGAGACAACGCTTCAAGAAGCGTCACGACATATCAGTTCGACGGAACAAAGATCTCGACAGCTTCAGTCTCTGACGATGTGACTCTTGATCAGACAACTTCTGGCGGAGCGCGAATGAGTGGAAGTGTGTTCAACTTTCTTCCAGCTCTTCAGAAAGTCCAAGTCAGCTTTGATTCAGATCGTGCCTACAATCTGTTGGCGTCGATGATTCACTTTGAAGACACGACAACAAGAAAAAGTGTTGGTTTCATTCCGAATCAAAACGACGGAAGAATTCAGATCGATCTGACGCTTCAATATCAACTCACACTCAACACGACACCTCCGGTGGTTGCTGAAGAGTTCTATCGACCAGTTTGGGAAATTGAAGTCAGAGTTGAAGACGTAAACAATCCAGGCACGTTCTATTATTTGAACAGAGATTGGACTCCGGGAACTACTGGAGCGCAACTCTACGGACCGACAACTTGGACGACGAACTCTTCTTCAAGATACCACGTTGATGCCGGCATGAGTAGAAATGCCGCGACTGGTTTGTATATGACTGGGCCGACGAGCATCGTCACGCCTCCGTTTCCAGTTTCTGGTCAATGTGAGATCGATATTGACTTCCAAGGAGCTTATGATCTGACGAACGCACTGAACACACCACAAAGTTATTTCGATATAACGAGAGAACAGATCGCGAGAAAGGTGATGTATATCGACAGCACTGGCGGAGCAACATCAACTCAAGTATATTCAACAACGAACAACGACACGAGAATCAACAGCAATCTCACACTTGATCTTGGAAATCTCAGAGTCAACGACGCGGCGGGTGTGGCTGGAACATTCTTCATCTATGACGGATCCAATTGGATTCAATCAACTCTGTGGCGTCGAGGCAACTCTGGAGATCACATCTCTCTCTTCAAGCTGTTGACGAGTGAAGTTCTCTCTCTTCACAAAGCAGTGATCGAGAGATTCGACGGAACGATCATATCGTCAACGCTCTTCAATCAGAGATTCATTTTCGAAAGCGAAAATTGGGTAATGCTTCGCGGAACATACAACGCGAATCTCGATCAGTGGACTGGAGAATGGTTCGCGATCAAGACAGATTCATCAAACACGACGATCAACGATCCGATCGGCACGGGTGGAGTCTCGGCTGAGTTCGCTCGAACAACTTCGCAACAAGGAACAGATGAAGTGATCAACGCTGTTCAAGTCAACACGACGACGAGCGACGTGGCTGGTGATCAGACCGTAGCTGGTGTAAGTACACTTCAAGAGACAAGTGTTCAAGCGTTCACGATGAACTCAAAAGTCACCGTCTCGATCAATGACGTGACAGCTTCAAGTGGTGGCTCAGAGAGTCAATCGATCAACAATCACATGAACTTCATCACATACTCTGGCGATGAAAATGGAACGTACACGATCAATCTTCCAAGCTCTCAAGAAGGTGTCGAGCTGAGATTCAAAACTGACTCGACGATCAGCGCGAACAAGAATGTTCATCTATCACCAGCAACTGGCGAGACGATCGACGGAGCGACAGAGCCGTATCAGATGGACAGAAGCTATGACGGAATCACGCTCATGGGCCACAACGGTGATTGGTTCATCACTCAGAAAAAGGAAAAATAAAAAGACACATATCTTTGAAAAATACAAGAAAAAATGGCGGACGTTAACTTAATTATAAAACAGACTTTAAACGTGACGTGTATGAAGAACGACTCGTTTTCTTTAGATATGGATTGGACGGATTCTGCGGCGGTTGCCATTGATCTGACTCTGTACACTTTCAAAGTTCAAGTCAAAAGAAATCAAGCGTCGAATGTTTCTGTTTTGACGTTCAATGATTCAGACTTCACGAAAGACTCTTCTGGAAATCTTACGATGACGAAATCAGCTTCAGATATGGATGTTGAGTCCGGAGTTTATTACTATGACTTACAAGCGACGAAGATCTCTGACTCATCAATCTCGACATGGATGGGCGGAAGATTTACGATCTCAGAAGATGTGACGATCTGATCATGGCTGTTGAATTGACATTACCGAGTATATCAGCTCAGTCAATGACTTTGCAATCTGTTGAACCAATCACGTTGGTTCTCGGTAGTGTGTTGAATATCGCGCCAACGATCACAACGAATCCGACAATCAGCGGGACGGCAAAGGTTGGCAAAACATTGACAGCAACTGCTGGAGATACAACGGGAACACCACCACCAACATCAACACTACAATGGCAGAGAAGCGACAACGGAACATCGGGTTGGTCGGATATTAGTGGCGCAACGGAGACGACTTTCGTTTTGGTTTCTGCGGATGAAACGAAGTATTTGAGAGTTGAACAAACGGCGACGAATATCGAAGGAAGCGTGACGGCAACAAGCGCGTCAACATCGCAAGTGGCGTCGGCGTTTAGTTTCTTGTTAGACGATTATGGTGGCGCGGCGGCGGCGTATTCATTACGATTATTGCGTGAGGAATACCAAGGTTCAGCGATACAAGTTCGCCGCGCGTCGGATAACCAAGAAACATCAATCGGTTTTGTGGACAATGATTTGGACATTGAAACACTTGAAGAATTCGCATCGGGAACAAAGGCATTTGTCACTATTTGGCGCGACCAAAGTGGAAACGGAAACGACATTGAAATTTCATCCGCATCACAACAACCGCAAATTGTCGATGGCGGTTCTACTATAACCGATGGCGGTAAAGCATCTATGGCTATTGACGAAACATATAGTCGTGGTTTAGAAATTCCAATCACGGCATCATCACGGCAAGACTTTTTTCAAGTTCATAAAACTAACGACACCGGTTTTATAATTTTTAAAGATTCCGCGTCCACGTCGAGATTTGTTTGGGCCAACCAAGATGGTAGCACGTCAACCACATTTTATTTGAATTACGGAACGCCGTCTTTATTTGTGAACGGAACGTCACAAAATCCGGAAAATAGAGACGCTCTTCATTCGTTGTTATCAACGAACAACCAAGTGTTGGTGTCAAGTATTGGCGGCGATTCTTCTGAATTTACGGGCAATATCAAATGGGGTTACTATTCCTCGGCGTTTATTTACGACGGCAATCTTCAAGAAATTATCTTTTATAATTCCGACCAATCATCCAATCGGACGGGCATTGAAACAAACATCAACGACCATTATTCCATTTACTAATGTATTACGTCAGCACAAACAAAGAAGATTTGGATTCGTACAACGAACACGTTTCAGTTGCCGAAAATTACAACGGAACGACAACGCATTGGTCGGAAATCATTGAACATCCAAACGGAACGGATTTCGCGATCATGAAACATGAGAAATATGATTCAGATCTGACAGAAGTCGATTCACTCAGTGAAGATTGGTTTGAATAAAAAGATATATAAATTGCAAAAAGAAGATCAGATCAAATGACATCACAACAATATCTCAACTATATCAGCTACTTCATGGGCGGTGGAAGCGCATTCACGGGATTGTTGGACACATATTCGGGGGCAACGAATGCCTATGGTATGAGGAGATTATCAAGTTCTTATAATGGTTCAGCGATAAATGTTCGACGAACGGGTGGTGACACATTGGATATTGGTTTTGACAACGATGGAAATCTTGACAAAACAACACTTGAATCATTTGTCGGAACGGGAAACGCATTCATAACCAAATGGTACGACCAAAGCGGAAACGGCAATGACGCATATAATACCGCTGGAGGTGAACAACCAAGGATTGCAACAACGGGAACGATCAATTACGATTCAAATGGAATTTTGGAACCGATATATGACGGAAGTAGAAATTTGGTTTTTCCCAATAAAGCCACAATTGACAACACGTCAATTTTTATGGTGTTCAAAAGCGATTCGAACACACAAGATTCCGTGATTCTACAAAATACATATACCGCCGACAATTTGGTTTCAATTGGATTGGGTGGTGGAACAACCGCAAGTAAAATCGGTTCGAGATTAAGGGTTGGCGGTGCAAATATTTACAATCAAGGTGGCGATAATTTCACAAGCACGGACACAACACTTGTTTCTTATTTTGCAGATAATTTGACGTCGGAAATTTATGTGGACACAACACAAAAAACACTTTCCGTTTTAGCAAGAAGCGGTGGCAGTACATCAAGGATTGGTTCGCGTGGTGATGATCAAAATTATTTCACGGGTAAAATTCAAGAAGTTGTTTTATTTGATTCGGATGAATCATCCAATCGTTCGGGAATTGAAACAAACATCAACGACTATTATTCCATTTACTAATGTATTACATCGGCACAAAAAGAGAATGTGAATCGTACAACGAACACGTCGTTGATGGTGAAAATTACGATGGTACGTTCACGATAAATTGGGCGAACACAATTCAACATCCAACAAACGAATCGTTCGCGATTCTTAAACATCCACAATATGATTCCGAAATGGAATTGGTGGAATCGTTGAGTGACGATTGGTTGCCACAAATAGAAGAATAAGATGAGAAAGATTGACAAGCTGATCATTCACTGCTCAGCAACAAAGCAAGGAAAAGACATTAAGATGGAGACGATCAAGTCATGGCATGTCAAAGGACGTGGATGGCGCGACATCGGTTATCACTTCATCATTGAACTCGACGGATCGATCAGAAACGGAAGAGACGTTCAACTCGCTGGAGCGCACACGCTCGGAGAGAACTCAAACTCAATCGGAATCTGTTATGTCGGCGGACTTGGACTTGACAAGAAAGCGAAAGACACACGCACAGAAGCTCAGAAGAAAGCTCTGATCGAGCTGATCACATCTCTGAAGTCAGTGTACAAAGAAGCAACGGTTCATGGCCACAACGAGTTCAGCTCAAAGTCATGTCCTTGTTTTGATGTTCAGAAAGAGTTCGCAAAGAAGACGAAGAAAGCTCAAGTCAAAAAAGCAGATTCAGATGAATAAGTTCACACAGATCTTCAAAGACAACAACGATTGGAACGAGAAGACGATCATTGGATTCATCTCATTCGCTGTGATGATCATCGT